CCACTGTAACCATCGTCGCAAAACTCAACCACTTCATACTGTGAGAGGTCAGGGGAGCTTTTCACAAAGGCGTTCAGAAGATCCCTCTGGTTTATGATGCTGTTGCTTTCGCCCTCGTTCTCGTCCTCTTGGGATAATCGGATATACTCGGCAAGGATGTTCTTGATACTCATGAAACCCTCACCTCACTCTCCGCTTCAATAAAGCCGAGCAAACTTTCAAACTCATCCCGATACCGAAAGCAGATGGACACGCTTTGATCGCTAAATATTTCCACCCGTTCTATCAGCTCGGTAATCATTTCTCCCGTTATGGCTTTATTCTTTTTGAACTTCTTCAAGGCTGTAATCCATGGGTTTTGAGGTGTCAGCATGGTATCAAGACGGTGCTTTTGCATAGATAGTTCATCCAATCGGCTTCGCAAAAGGGCGCCATCTTTCTCGTACTTTGCTTTTGTAAAGAGATATTCCGCTTCATCAAGGAGCTTTTCCTGATAATCCTCGTACAAGGAACTTCTGAGCATGGACAGTCTGGACAGCTTCTTTTCCGTTTCGGAAATCTCCGTGTCTATCTCACTCTGCTGCTGACCGAATCCTTCCTTTGCATTTAGCTTCGACACCATTCGCTCCATGTCAACGGCAAGGTCAATCTGCTTGCGGATCGCTGTATAGAGAACAGAGAGTAAATCTGGTTCGTCCATTCGTTTTTTGACGCAGTCATTTTTGGCTATGTCCTCGTAGGTGGCGCAACTAAAGTAATAGAGTGCTGGACCCTTTGATTTGGGCATTTTTCGGCGTTTCATGCTCCGTTTGCAATCACCGCAAAACACAAGCCCTTTCAAAATATTGGGCCTTTGCGGTTCCATTTCTTTTCTCCCGCTGGACTCCCGTTCCTGTTTGATTTGCCGTATAGCTAAAAAGGTTTCTTCATCAACTAAAGGTTCATGGGTGTTCTTGATTTCCACCCATTGATCCTGTGGTTGCTCCACACAGCCGCCCTTGCCCCATAGATCAGATTTTGTTTTTCCTTGCACCATATGACCGAGATAAACCGGGTTAACCAAAATCCTGCGGACGGCGCTTTTATACCAATATCGCATATCGGCATAACGCTCATTTTTCAAGATGCCCTTCATGTAACGATACTGGCTTGGGGAAGGAATACTCAACTCATTGAGTTTTTGAGCGATACGCATACCACCCATACCACCCGCTGCCCACTTAAAAATATCCCTTACAACCGGTGCGGTTTCTTCGTCAAGCACCAATCTGCCATTATCCGCTTTTTGATAGCCGTAGGCTGCGACACAGCCGGTAAATTCCCCTCTGCTTCTCTTGACTGCAAGCCCCGACTTTATCTTTTTCGATATATCTCTGGCATACACATCATGGATTAGGTTTTTCAGAGGAACGACATATCCGTCATCTTGACTGCTGGCATTCAGACTGTCATAAGCATCATTCACGGAGATAAAACGAACATGAAAGAATGGCAGTATTTTTTCAAGATAAGTCCCGGTTTCAATGTAGTTTCTGCCGAAACGGGACAGGTCTTTAACCACAATGCAGTTGATTTTTCCGACCTTGATGGCGTCCATCATTTCATTAAAGCCGGGACGGTCGAAGTTCGTTCCTGTCTGATTGACATCCTTAAAAACAGAGGTGAGCTTCAGGTACGGCCTTTCAGAGATATAGCGTTCCAGCATGGAGATTTGATTGCCGATGGAATCATTTTCTTTTTTTCGCTCATCTTCCTCCGACAGCCGCCCATAAATACAGGTGTTCCATACCGTTTCAAGGGGAATTTGGACAGAACCGTCTATTTGTTTTCTGCTTGTTCTCGCCATCTCACACCACCCCCTTAATAGGAGCCGGTGAAGCTGTTGTAATCAGGTCTTTTGTGTTCTCAGCAAAGAACAAAGCTCTTTCATATTCATACTGATAGCGGAATCGGATTTCCACACGGTTATCGGAATAGATATTGACCCATTCGATCAGGGAAACAACTACCTTTCGGGATAGCTCGGTGATATTCCGATTCTTCTTAAAGGCTTCAATCCAAACGCTGTTTGCGCCTTTACCCGCAAGGATCAGGGCAATATCCTGTTTCAGCCGCTGGGCAGCCTTTTCCGCTTCCTCGCACCTTTTTCCATAGATTTCTTTGAACTCTCTGTACTCATCTGCATCAATGATACCGCTTTTCAAGTCCTCATAAATAGACACTTTGAGGTTTTTATACTTTTCGATTTCCTCCTGTTTCATCAGCAGTTGAGTATCAATTTTTCGGATTTCCTCCTGCTGCATAGGCAGGGTGTCGATATAACGGAGAATCCGTTCAATGTTTAGAATAGAAGCAATGTGATTTTGAAGTGCTTTCAAAACTGCTTTTTCCAACACCTTTTCACTGATGCAGTGGGTGGAGCAGCCATCCCCAGCTTTATTCTTTGAGCAATAATAGTAGGCGTACTTCTTCCCGCCTGCGGGTACAGTCTTTCTCACCATACCGCTTTTGCAGTCAGCACAAAAAAGCAAGCCGGAAAACGGGTAGACGGTTTCTCCGTCTGGAGCGATACGGGTGTCCTGTGCCAGAACACGGTTTACTGTGTCAAAAACTTCTTGGGGGATAATAGGCTCATGGGTATTTTCCACCCAAACCCATTTATCCTCCGGCTTCATAAACCGCTGCTTAATCTTGTAGTTAGGCGTGCTTTCCTTCCCCTGAACAAGATGCCCTGCATAAATAGGGTTTTTTAATATACGGCCAACCGCCACAGCAGTCCACTTTGCCTTGGGGTTCACCTGAAAGCTGGTGGCAAAGTTAAGCCCTGAAAGGCGTTTATATTCCATGGGGGATGGCTCGCTGATCTCATTCAGCCTGTCAGCTATCCCTTGCTGGCTCAATCCGTCCAACTTCCATGCAAAAATATCCCGCACAATCTTTGCGGCATAGGGGTCTATTACCAGTTGATTTTTGTTCTCTGCTGATTTCATGTAGCCGTAAACGGCAAAGGAACCGATGAACTCGCCATTTTTGCGCTTTACTTCAAGCTGGCTTCTGATCTTAACGGAGATGTCCCTGCAATACGCATCGTTGACGAGGTTCTTAAAAGGAATGATAATATCGTCTGAGGTCGATTTTTCCTTTGCACTGTCGTAACCGTCGTTGATGGCAATGAAACGCACACCTAAAAACGGAAAAATCCGTTCAATGTATCGCCCTGCTTCGATGTAGTTTCTGCCGAAACGGGACAAGTCTTTAACGATGATGCAGTTGATCCGCCCAGCTTTGATATCTTCCATCATCAAATTAAATGCAGGACGATTAAAGTCAACACCACTAAATCCGTCGTCTATTCTTTCGGAACAGAGGCGGATTTCAGGCATTGACTTCACGAAATTGGTTATTAAATCTCTTTGATTGGCAATGCTGTCGCTTTCTGCTTTATCTCCATCTTCTTTAGACAGCCGCAAATAGTCCACAGCATTGTATATGATTGTATCCTTATTATTAAATGGCATAACGAAACCTCCCGATTGAAAAAGTCAAGAAGCAAAACCTGACCTAATCAATGGGCGTCCGCTAATATTAGTCCATGTATAATTATAGCACCCCTTTCAGGATGCGTCCAGACAATATTGCCGTTTCCCCGAACCCATACGGTCAGGCTCCGCCCGAAGCAAACCACCCATATCACATCATCCTCAAAAAACTTTCCATTCTGTCCTCCAGCGTGGCATCGGTATCGTTAAAGCTGATTTTCACAACTACCTTTCCGCACTTGTAGCAATATGGATTTTTAATCTGCTGGATAAAGTCCAGTATCCGTTCTTCTATGGGCAGTTTTGCATTGACTTTTGTATCGTTAATGTCAACCAGAGTATCCGGGTTGACCGTTCGGATGTCTATATTTTTCATAGCTTCAAAATCTATGTTTGGTAATGAGTCCACCCAATCACTCCTTTCGGGGCACAGGGCGATAAGGCTCCCTGCCTTACCGCCCTGATACAGTGTATTCCGGGCCAGCTTGTCAGGTGACAGCCAAGCGAAAAAACAGTGAATAGGCTCCGTCCTTTTTCTTGGAGAAAAGACGGGCGCCCACTTATTCAAAGTAGGCGCCCGACTTCTTAGCCGCAATAAAGCGGTTCACATCAGAAAGCTGATGTGTAACGGGCATATCCGGCAAGGCCGCCAGTATATCATTCCGGTAGCGTCTGCTTGCCCGACTGTCGAGGATAGAAAAAACACAGGTATCCGTTTCTCTGCGGATGCCCCGGCCAAACCATTGGCGCAGCTTGATGAGCATACCCGGCACGATAACCTCGCCCAGATAACCGTAAAAGTCAGGATACAGGGTCTTTTCATATTCCAGCACCGGATCGGGAGCCGGAAACGGGAGCCTTACCACAATGAGGGATGATAAAATATCCCCGGCAAGGTCAATACCCTCTCCGGCGCTGTCGCTGGCACAGAGGATACCGTTTCCGCTTCTGCGAAACGTGTCGAGGGCGTCCAGACGGCCTTTGCCCATGCAAAACACGGGAAATGAAGTAATCCGTCCGCACAGCTCATCATACGCCCGCTCCATCATGCGGTAAGAAGTAAACAGAATGAGAGTATGTCCATGGGTCGCTTCAATCAATTCCACCAGCCGATTGACCACCGCCTGAAAATAACCGCTGTCTTTGCCTGAAGGCAGCGGCATATCCTGCGGAAGATACAGCAGGGCATGGTTTGGATAATCAAAGGGAGAAGCCTTGCTGGTTTCAAAGATACGGCGTTTCTCCGCCAGCATAATTCCGTTATTTCGCTTGAAATGAGAAAAATCGCCTCCCACAGAGAGCGTACCGGAGGTCAGGATATAAGGAATTTCTTCCTGCCAAATATCCTCCGATAATAGAAAATCAAGCTGCTTTGGCAGGGCGCAGACCCGACAGGCCGTTGCCCCGGTCATTTCCAGCCAAAGAATAGAACTGGCATGATGAAACAGGATGGATAGTTTGGTTTCCTGCTGCTCCATGCGGTTCACCAGCCGGTCGTACCGATCCCTTTTTTCACGGGCGGTCGTATAAAAAAGCACCGACAGCCTGCGTAATACAGCCATCAGTGTTTTTATAGCTCGTATGCAGTTTAAGTCAATCTGTACGGCATAGCAGTTTTTATCATAGCTTGTGCCTGCGACATACCGCAGGGCTTCAAAGAGTAGGGCATTTTGCTCCTGCATGGTTTCACACAGCCTGACGATCTCCGCCTTATCGGGGTTGCCTGAACCTATGGCATGGTAAATGCTTGCCACCAGCCGTTCCAGCTCCACATTTTCCATTGTCATGCCGTACATCTGCCGGGCGGCATCAAGGAGCTTGTGAGCCTCGTCAAAAATCACCACTCCATGAGGAGGGAATAAGGCCCTTCTCCCGTTCTTCCTGCCAAGGACATCCGCCAACACAAGGTTGTGGTTGGCAATCTGAAAATCATATCCAAGGGACTGTGCCTTTCGGATAAAGTCACGGTATCGGCAGACCGAGGACAGGGGGCAGTTTAGATGGCAGCGTTCCACATTGATGCAGGATTTCACATAGTCCGTTAAGGGGAGCTTATCCAAATCAAGGGTGCAAGCTCCGGTGAAAAGTCCGGTCAGGACAGAAAGCAGTTCCTTGTCCTCATGGCGGTCATTGTGTGCGATAGAGGAACGATACCCCTTTACCCGGCTGTCGCAGGCGTAATGGGACTTCCCCTTGCGAACCACAAAGGACAGGGGCTTGTCAATAATCCGGTGTTCCATCAGAATATCTGAAATCTGAGGGATGTATTCCTCCGTCAGTGCCTTTTGCAGCGCAATGGTGGAAGTAGAGATAATCGTCGGCTGCTTATTGTTGCTGAACAGGTTATGGACCGTTACGGCCAGGATATAGGCATGGGTTTTACCTGTACCCACCTCGGCCTCACAGAGCGCCAGCCGGTTTCCCTGTAAGGACTCCAGCATTTCGAGCGCAAGAGCCGCCTGATTTTCCCGAAAGTCCATACCATGCTCCGGCAGGATGTTTGAAAAAATGTGTTCCAGCAGATTTCTTGCTCTCATGGCCGGCTTGATGGAAAAGGTGTTTTCCGGTTCTGCGTTTGCCTGTAAAAGCATTTTGTCCATCGCTTTTTGATAGCCGCTTTTATTCAGCGGTGCCGCTTTTGAAAAAAGCCGCTTTGCCTTTAAGGTGGATAGCTCCACCATGCGGTAGCTGTATGTTTTTCCGGTGTAGTATTCTAATAGCACGCAATTTTCGGCGGTCAGCACAATGCGTTCTTCCTGCCGGATCAAGCCTGCTTCATAAATCATATTTTGAATATCTGCCATATAGATAGGTGGTTCCATAATATTTTGCCTCCTTTGCTTGCCTAAAGGAGCGACACAAGAATGCGGCGGAATCAGGAACCGTTTTGAAAGTCTGCTGACTGAAAAGACCTGTTCCACCGCATGGTTTCTATCGCTCCGATAGAGCACGAT